TGCCGCCATGTTTGATAAGTTACCTATCTCTGCATTTCTATCGTCACCAGAATTACCCGATCCTGACATGACATTACATAATCTACAGTTTTGGAACTGTATGGACTATGGTGTGGTTGCCGTTCAGAAGCAATTTATCGGTTCAATGCACTATGAAGTCTATACAAGAGATTATGGCAATCAGACAGGCACTTATATATGCACTTTAGATAATTATCATGAGAGTGTAGATGCAATTGACTACTCTACAAGTGAACAACCTGCCGAACATAAGTCTCATAACCTCATTGAACTCGATAATGGACAGTTTTGCCTCTATCCAAACAACCGAATGAGAATATATGACAACAGTATCACTCCTGAGACACCTAAGATTCCTGATTTTAAAGTATCAACCGTGTATTATCAGGTGGAGAATGGTCATGATCGTGATGGATTAGGTTCAGAAGAGAATTATTTTTGGAAAACGGCAAAAGAAAGGTCGATTGACACTAATATTGGAGCAGGAAATACGTCAATTACTCAATTAAACAGTGTAAATTTAAATATTGAACCAGAATTGGGATAAATTTGTCAAAAAACAGGTATAAATAAATATAAAACTTGGTTCATGGCAATTAAAAGGGTATCGAGATCGTTTAAAGACATAAGTTTATCGTTTTCACCCCATCCAGTCACAAAAGACTTACCAATTCTCAAAAATGAGAGTGCAATTCGTCGATCAGTACGTAATATTGTAGAAACAATACCTACTGAAAAGTTTTTTAATCCTGAATTTGGATCTGATGTGTACAAAAGTCTCTTTGATTTTGTAGATTTTGGTACCGCCAACATAATTCAAGATCAAATTAAGACATCTATTAATAATTTTGAACCAAGAGTAGATAATGTAAGGGTTGAAGTTGACCCAGAACCTGATTTAAATCAGTTTGAAGTCACTATCATATATGATATTGTCGGTCAAGAGTTCCCAACTCAAGAGTTTACATTTATATTAGAGGCAACAAGGTAATATGCCTTTTTCAAATTTTACAAATCTTGATTTCGATCAGATAAAAACATCAATTAAAGATTATCTTCGTGCAAATTCCACTTTTACGGACTTTGACTTTGATGGTTCAAACTTTTCTGTCTTAATTGATACACTTGCGTACAATACTTATATTACAGCCTTCAACTCAAATATGGTTGTAAATGAGTCTTTTTTAGATTCTGCGACTTTAAGACAAAATGTTGTATCATTAGCAAGTAATATAGGTTACACACCACGTTCTAAAACGGCAGCAAACGCACAGATATCCTTTGATGTAGAGATAGATGATGATGTAAGTTCAGTGACCTTAAAGGAGGGTTTGGTGTGTACTGGAGATGTCAATAATGAAACATATACCTTTGCAATAACTGAACGGATTAGCACCAGTGTTGTTACTAATGTTGATGGTAGAAAAATTGCAAGTTTTGAAAATATTAATGTCTTTCAAGGAACTTACTTAGAAAAGAATTTTACATACGATGGATCTCTTGATCAAAGATTTATTTTGGATAATGATTCAATTGACGCTTCTAAAATTGTCGTTTTTATATCAGAAGATGGTGAAAGTCGTGGTATTCAGTATAATCTTGTAGATAATATTATCAATGTTAATTCTGAGTCAAAAATATTCTTACTCAATGAGATACAAGATGAAAGATATGAGTTAAAGTTCGGTGATGGATTTTTTGGTAAAAAATTAGGTACAACTACGAATGATGATGGAAATAAAATAAAAGTTAGCTACATTACTACTGATGGTAAAGATGGAAACGGTGCTCAGAGGTTTACATGGAGTGGAAAATTAATCCACATAGAAGGTACTAATGAAAAACCAATAACACTATTAAAAGTTCCAGAAATTACAACAGTTGTAAAGGCACAAAACGGTGGAGACATTGAACCTATCGATTCTATTAAGTATTTTTCCCCATTAACATACGCAGCACAGAATAGAGCAGTAACTGCAAGAGATTATGAAGCAATTATTAGAAAAATTTACCCAAATACAGAGTCTGTATCCGTTATTGGTGGTGAAGAACTTGATCCTCCAGAGTTTGGAACAGTTTCCATCAGTATAAAACCGAAAAATGGTAATTTAGTTTCGGATTTTGCAAAAAATCAAATTTTATCAGGATTAAAACAGTATACAATCTCAGGAATCAATCAAAAATTAATAGATTTAAAATTATTATACATTGAAATAGTCTCAAATGTATATTATAATGATTCACTTGTCACAAATGTAAATACATTAAAAACAAATGTCATAAATTCTCTCACAACATACTCAAAATCACTTAATTTAAATAAATTTGGTGGTAGACTTAAGTATAGTAAACTACTTAAAGTAATTGATGACACTGATACTTCAATTACATCAAATATTACTCAAATTATTATTAGAAGAGATTTAAATGTATCAATAAATCAATTTGCTCAGTATGAACTATGTTTTGGAAATAAATTTTTTGTAAATAGAAACGGTTTTAACATAAAATCAACAGGATTTACTATTTTTGGTCAATCAGGAACATTATATTTCTCAGACGTACCCAATTCCGATTTGAAAACTGGTGTTTTAAGAATAATTAAAATACTAAATGATGGAAGTATTAAAAATGTAATTTCATCAGCTGGATCTGTTGATTATGAGAAAGGTGAAGTAAATGTATCCACAATTAATTTCTTATCTACAGAAAAACCAAATAACATAGTAGAAATTCAAGCATTCCCAAGATCAAATGATGTTGTTGGTTTGAAAGATCTTTATGTAGATTTGAACATTGAAAATAGTTCAATAAATATGATTAGGGATGTTATTTCATCGGGTGATGAAATATCTGGAGTTCAATTTGTCCGAGATTTTTATTCATCAAGTTACCCAAATGGAGAAATAATTAGAAAATGATAGAAACTAATTTTGTTAGTAAAGTAAAAGTACAAGATATTATCATAAATCAACTTCCCGATTTTATTCGGGATGAAAGTCCTAGGACGCAAGAATTTTTAAAACAATACTATATTTCTCAGGAGTTTAAAGGTGGATCAATTGATATTGTTGATAATTTAGAGAGTTATTTAAATGTAAATAATTTACTACCAGAAGTTATAGTTGATAGTGCCACTACATCTGGTATTACTACTGTTGGTGCTGAAATTATAACTGTTACTAGTACAAAAGGATTTCCAAATCAATATGGTTTAATAAAGATTGATGATGAGATAATTACTTATACTGGAATCACCACAAATACTTTTACTGGATGTGTTCGTGGGTTTAGTGGTATTACCAGTTATCATTCAGAGGCAAATAAAGAAGATTTAGTATTCAGTTCTTCATCTGCATCAGAACATGTAGATTCATCCATAGTTCAAAATTTAAGTTCTCTATTTTTAAAAGAATTTTATAAAAAATTCAAAAAAACGTTTTTACCAGGATTGGAAGAAACAGATTTTCAATCTAAATTGGACGTAGGAACATTTATAGGAGAGGCAAGATCATTATACGAATCAAAAGGAACAGAAGAATCATTTAGAATTTTGTTTAATGTTTTATATGGATTAACTCCAAAAATATTAAATTTAGAAAATAGATTGATTAAATCCTCATTTGCTAAGTATGTCAGAAGAAGAGTTTGTGTTGCTGAATTACTATCAGGAAATCCTGTTAAGTTAAAAGGTCAATCTTTATTAAAGGGTTTAACTGGTCAAGCTCTTTTTAGAAGTGATTTAGATTCAAATATAAATGCATCCATATCTGAAATAGAACCATTTGAAAGATTTAATTCTGGTTTAACTGGTATCACAACATACTTTAAGATTGGTTTATTTATTGGGTATGATGAAAGTGGTGATGTTCAAGATGATTTTGTTATTGTACCAAATACAAAATCATTAGAAACTGTATCAGTTGGTGCTAGTATTATCAGTGTCGATTCGACAGTTGGGTTTGCAACTGCGGGAACAATTATATCAGGTTCAAATAATATAACTTACAGTGATAAAACTGTTAATCAATTTTTAAATTGTGAGGGGGTAGTAGAACCAATACAACCAATACAGAATATTAGATCAGATATATCATATTTTGGATTTGAAGACGGTGATATTAATAAACGAGTCAATTTAAGATTAACTGGTGTATTATCAGACTTTGAACAAATTGAACAGATTGACGCTGAGGAGGGTGATATTATATCTGTTTTGAGTTTAGGAGAAAAAGTTGAAAATAATAATTTAAATTATAAGCAAATATTTTCTAATTCATGGGTTTACAATACAAGTTCTTCTTATTCTATAAAAAGTATAAATGGAGCAATATATACTTTAAATAGTGAAATAGATAAATCAAGTTTAAAGGTTGGAGATTTTGTTGAAATAGTATCTGTAGATAATAATGAAGTGGTTGTACCAGTTGCAGGTGATACAGCACCTTATATTTTTGACATTGATTTAACTTTAGGTACGGTAACACTTAATGGTAACAATGCATCTTCACAAAAATTAGAAAACTTAATTCCAAATTTTGACATTAAAAATTTCAAATTAAGAAAAATTCTTAATAAAGCATCAAGCAGTGGTGCACCTCTAGAGTATGGGAATGATAAAATTATCTCAGATATTCAAAATGTATATATTGAAAAAAATTCAGAAAATGCTTATGTAGCATCTAATTCATTACCATCATTTGTTAATAAAAATACTAATAACTCATCTAAGAAAAGTAAGGAAATTAATGTAAATGTAAATGAATCATCAGTTGATATATCAGATCCTAATAGTTTATCTGGAAGCACAGATGATCAATTAGATTTTGATACGATAATTTTTTCAGAAAACGTTGGATTTATAACTGGTGATAAAGTCTTTTACTCACATACAAATGGAGGAGGACTTGTTGGTTTAGAAACAGGTGCCTACTTTGTTGATGTTATTGACGAAAAAAAGATAAAATTGTACTCTGCACCTACAAATATAGATGGTGGTAAAAATTTAAGATTTGGTAGAAGTACTGATAATGGATTAGTTAAATTTACTTTATTTTCTCAAAAATCATCTATAATTAGTCCACAAAAATTATTAAAGAAGTTCCCTTTAAATCAAGATATATCAAATGGTGAAAATGAAGAAACTCAGGAAGGACAAACAGGTATTTTAATTAATGGTGTTGAGATAACCAATTATAAATCGTCAGATAAAATATATTTTGGTCCTATAAATGAATTCAATGTTTTAAATGGAGGAGATAATTATGATGTAATTAATTTACCTGAGATATCTGTATCTGCTGGAATAGGAACAACAGCTTTAGTTCAACCTGTAATTAGTGGAAAGATTAAAGAAGTATTCGTAGATCCTCAAAACTTTGATATAGATAGAGTTATTTCTGTAGAAGTGGTTGGAGGAAATGGAAATGGATGTGTTTTAGAACCTGTACTTGGAGAAAGATTTAGAGTAAATTTATTTGATACGAGATTATCTACATCTGGTGGTGGCATAGTAACAGATGCGAAGGATAGTAGTAACAATGATCTCCCTGATCGTATAAAATTTTTAGAAAATCATAATTTTGTTACTGGAGAACCTATAATTTATGATTCCTTTAACAATCAAGGAATTGGAACAGGTTTCGCAAATACTTTAATTAACAAATCTATATATTATCCAAGAAAAATTAATTCTTCAGTTATTCAATTGCATACATCACCAGAGGATGCTTTGAATGACACAGGAGCGTTGTCGTTTAATGGTTCTAATGTTTCAGGTAGGCACTCCTTTAATGTAGGTATTCGAAATACATTAATTGATATCAAGGTGATAGATGAAGGTGATGGATATACAAATAGAAGATTAAGGGTAGATCCAAATATTGGAATTAATACAATATTTAATTCAATCAACTTTAAAAATCATGGGTTTAATGATGGGGATATAATTGAGTATTCAACTGTAGGTACAAAAATTTCTGGATTGACAACATCAACAGGAATTACAACAACAACAAATAATTACAAGATTTTAAAAATTGATGATGATTCATTTAGAGTCGCAGATATTGGTATAGCAGCAACAGTGACTGAAAACTATGAAAGGAGAAAGTTTGTTGAATTTTCTACCACTGGAACTGGAGAGCAGATTTTTTCATATCCAAATATCGAAGTTAATGTTCAATTTAATAAAGTAGGTGTTGCAACTACATCAATTACATCAATTAATTTAATACCTAAAGTGAGAGGTGGCATCAAACAGGTATATTTACATGAAAAAGGAACAGGTTATGGATCTAACATTATTAATAATCATAAAAAACCATCTATTACACTTAAAAATGGTAAATTTGCATCCTACAGACCAATCATATTAGATGGTAAAATTATAGATGTAGCTGTTGAAAATTTTGGAAAGGAATATTTTTCAGAACCAGATATTGAAGTCATTGATCCTACTGGATCAGGTATTGGTGCAAAATTAAGACCAATTATAGAGTTTAACACGAATGCAAATACTAATGTCTTAAATGATATTAAAATTGTAAACGCAGGTATTGGGTATTCAACTGATTCAGTAATAAGAATCAAATCATCTGGTCAGGATGCATTATTCGATACTGAAATAAGATCTTTAAATGTTAATAAATTTTTAAAATATGGTGAATCTAGAATTGCAAGTGATGAATATCAAATATTGGAGGATTCTGATAATAATTTAAAATATTCAATCATTGGATATACAACCTCATTACTTGACAGTAAATCTGGTTTAATAGGTTGGGCATATGATGGAAATCCAATATATGGACCTTTTGGTAGTAGTAATCCACGACAATTTTCAGATACAAATACTAAATTAAAATCAAGTTATGAACTCAAACCTGAAAATGTAGAAGATAGACCCACTGATAGACCAGATGGATTCTTTATTGAAGATTATGAATTTAATAAATCAGGTGATTTAGATGAGCATAATGGTAGATTTGAAAAAACACCAGAATTTCCTAATGGGGTTTATGCTTATCACGCTACATTTAGTGATGGAGAAACTCCAGATTTTCCATATTTTATAGGTAATACTTATAGATCTAAAACAATTGATCATAATTTAAGTGATATTAAGCAAACTAATTTTGATTTTAATACAAATGATGTATTAAGAAACACTTTGCCATATAAAGTTGCAGATAAATTTGCTAATAATGATTTTATAATTGAAACTAATGATCTGAGAAATCAAAAGATTGAAATTAAATCAATATCATCGGGTTCTATTTCAGATATTGATATAGTAAATGGTGGTTTAAATTATAAAGTTAATGAATTTTTGAATTTTAACAATGATAATACATCAGGAAATGGGTTAATTTCTGTAATTTCAAGAATAGGTGGTAAACGAATTTCTAATATACAGACAACTATAGATAAAAACGAAAATACAGTGCTAGAGTGGTCAGAGGATAAAATTAATTTTTATACTTCTGATAATCATAACTTAAATACAAATGATACTGTAACTATATCAGGTATATCCTCAGATTTATCATTTTTAAACGACTCATTTAAAATTACTGTAGATAGATTTGAAACTAAAACAATATCAGCAATACCCAATGCAGTTGCTGGTGTTACAACTGAAATATTTGTTGCAAATATACCAAACTCAGTTTCTATCGGAAATAGTATTACCATTGGTTCAGAAACTTTAAGAATACATGATATTTACAGAAATTTAAATATATTAACAGTAAGTAGATTATCAAATACTAATGTTCATCCAAAAGGAACACAAGTAAAATATCTTACCAATAAATTCAGTATTATTAAACAGTCACCTTTCTTTGAATCAAATAATGTTAAACAATTATATTTCAATGCAGATCAATCAATTGGTGTAGGATTTGAAGATGGTTCTGAACTCACTAAGATATTTTCTTTTGCTGGTAGAGATATAACAAGAAATATTCCTATAAAACAAATTTATATTGAAAATCATGGTTTAGCAACAAATCAAAAAATAAAACTCACTAAACCAACACCATCATCTCAAATTACGGTGTCTACGCAGAATAATGGTGCAAATGCTTTCGCCATTCCAGAAATACTATTTGCAGTGAATAAATCTATCGATACTATTGGTATAAAAACTGAAATAAATGCAAATGAAATTTATTTTTCCAGCTTAACACAAGGTGATAATGATAATTTTAAATTAGAAACAATAGTTGATCAAATTACTTGTAAAGCAGAAAAAATAAAATCAAAAGTAACAACGTCTAACAATCATGGGTTAGAAACAGATGATAATATTTCGTTACTCGTTCAACCATCTCTATCTGTTGGAATTGGTACCTCAACATCTGTTAAAGTTGTTAGAGATGAGTTGACAAGTAATATTTTAATTAATCAACTAGGATTTTCTTCAACAGGAATTAATACTACAACAAATACAATCACTATTTTAGATCATGAGTTAAAAACAGGTGACAAGGTAAAATATAAAGCCTCAGTTTTACCAGAGGGTTTAGAAAATAAAAATTACTTTATATACAAAATTGATGATAATAATTTTAAACTATGCGAAACATTTATTGATACTGAACAAATTATTCCAACTATAGTAGGATTAGGGTCAACAGGTGGAAATTCTCAATCAATTTCTTTGATAAATCCATTAATTAATTCCGTAAAAAATAATAATTTAGTTTTTGATCTTTCGGATACATCATTAAATGGATATGATTTTAAACTATATTATGACAATGAATTTAAAAATGAATTTACATCTGATGGTAAAGGTTCTACATTTAACATTTCTACACTTCCAGCACCAATTGGATCCGCAGGGGCAGCAGTAACCATTGGATTTACAACCAATTTACCTAGTAAGTTGTATTACAACCTTGAAAAATCAGGTATTATTGGCACAGTTGATAGTTCAGTTAATAAAAATAATCAAATATGTTTTGAAGATAGTGCTTATGTAGGAAATTATTCTATTACAAAAGATGGTGATAATACATTTGATATTAATTTAAAACGAAAACCAGAAAAATTATCTTATTCTCAAGCAGACTGTGATAATTTGAGTTATAACACAAATTCAAAAACAGCATCTGGTTCTATAAACTCTATTAATATTCTCTCTGGAGGTTCTAATTATAAAAAATTACCACAATTCATTGGAATTGGTGGAAGTTCAATTGGTGTTGGTGCAGTTGTCAAACTAAAATCTACTTCTGTCGGTAATGTTAGTAAAATCAGAGTCATAAATGAAGGATTTGAATATTCCTCTGATAAAACTTTACAACCTGAAAGTTTGGTAGCATCAACAATTAATATTATTAATGCAGATACTTTAGGTGTTGTTAGTGTAACTAATGGTGGATCAAATTTTGTAATTAAACCAAATGTCATCATTGTTGATAGTGATACAGGTCTTCGGATAGACAGTGGATTTTTAGATCCAGTTTTACTAGAAAATAGTATTCAATCTGTTAACATTGTAGAAACTCCAATTGGTTTACCAGCAAATCCAGTAACATTACGAACAACAAATAATACAAATGGTATAGTTATCGAAGAAGTAATATCTAATAATAGTGGTATATTTACTTGTAGAATATCAACACCAAATTTTGGGTTTCCTATTGATCCATTCTCAATTAATGATAGAGTTTTTATTGAAGGTATACAAAAAATAGGATCAGATGGATCAGGGTTTAATTCATCTGATTATGGATTTAATCTGCTCAAAGTTACAGGTTATGAAGAGGGTGTAAACGGAAAAGATCAAGTTAAGATTGATGTTACTGAATTTACAAATAATACGGGAACTTCTGAGTCAACTCTTACTACATTTGCAACTATCATAAATGAAGATGATTATCCTAAATTTGATGTAATTCAAAATCAATCTAGATTTATCGTTGGTGAGAAAATACTAATTAATAATAATGAAACAGATCTCACAATAACTAAATCTGATATATCAAAATTGAAAGTTTTTGGTGAAGATACTATAAAATCAACAGACATTATAAAAGGTAAAGTTTCTTTAAGTCAATGTGAAGTCAAAGATATTGTAAAAAATATTGCAAGATTAAAAACTGATTTTTCTGTTTTAAAAGATTTGGGTTGGGAAGATGATATTGGAAAATTAAATGAAGATTTTCAAGTTATTCCTGATAATGACTATAATCAAAATATGTCATACTCTATCCAAAGTCCGATTGAGTGGGATGAGATGAGAACAGTAGTGAATAATTTAGTTCATATAAGTGGAATGAAAAATTTTGCAGATGTGGGAATCAAATCAAATACACAATCTGGAGTTTCAACTGATTTAAGTAATACTGAAGTTACAGTTATTATGGATTTATTTGGTAACAAAAGAGTAGATGAAGTGAAAGATATTGATACTGTCAGAGATATAGATGTTGTAGGAAATACAAGTAGATTTATTAAGTTTGATAATATAAGGTTATCTGACTTTATAAACTGCAAAACAAATGATGTTCTTTTAATTGATGATTTATCAAATCAATTTAGTAATATAGATACAAATGTTAATGATTTTGTAAAAATACTTGAATTTTCCAATTTAACATCTACAGAGTTTTTCAATAATTTAATAATAATTTCATCCACCAATCCAAGTGAAAAAATAGAAATAACGGATTTATTAACAATAAGTAATGGATCTGAAAATATTTTAGTCAAGAAAGCAAATTTAATAAACTCAGGTGAAGGTTTAAACACTGCTGAAGATAATCTTGTAGAATTTAATCTACATGATAACCCTCTCACAAGTAAACAATCATTAAGATTCCGTCCAATAATAGACCCAATTCCAGGTAATGAACGTGATTTTGACCTTAAAATATTTAAATCTGAATTTAATACTAATTCAAATGGAGTCGGAGCATTATCAATAGGACCAATTAATTTAAATTCTAAAATTCAACAATGTGATGTTGGTATTACAACTGAAATTATTAGTGTTCCAGTTGATAAGTTTGAATCTTTATATTCTACAATTTTCGTACTTAATAATACTACGAGAGAAATGAATTTGATAGAAAGTTACGTTTCTCATCAAGAATCTGACACTTTTATAGTAGAGTCATATTTTAATGGAGATAAAAATAATATATCTCTCAATAAACTAGGAAATATTACATCAAATATATCTTCAGGTAACTTAATATTAAACTTTGAAAATACACAATCAAATACTTTAAAATTAAAATCAAAGATAGTAGGAATAGGAACAACTGGTGAATCTGATGGAATATATCGATTTAAAGCTCAAGGACAATTAGATGGAAGTGAAAGATTTTCAATATATACAGGAATCAGTTCCAGTAAAATTGGAGTCTCTACATTTGAAATTTTAAATGCAAATCAATTTAATGCAGTAAAATCAGTTGTAGAAGTGAGTATTGGATCCTCTAAAGCTGTTAGTGAAGTATTATTTTTACATGATGGAAATGATGCATACTCACAAAGATCGGGGTCTTTATCTTTGACAAAAGATCAAAATAGTAATTTTGACACTTCTGCTGGACTTGGAACTTTTGGTGCATCTATTTCAGGAAATGATTTTAATTTGGAATTTTATCCAGATAATACAACTGGAGTATGTACAGCTGTTGCATTAAATCATTGTTTTTATGCATTAGTAGATTCTGAAAATATAGCAGTTGATTTGGATTATGGTGTCATCAGTGAAAGTAATACAGTTAATTTTTATAATTCACCCTTTGGAAATAGACTCATTAGAACCAAATTTACACCAAAAGTGAATGGCATAGAAATTTACGGTAAATCTTTTAATCCCTCAAATTCATCAATAGTTAATTTATCAACAGGTAAATTTTCAATCAATGATCACTTTTTTAGAAATGCTGAAGAATTAATATATGAACCAAAATCTACTTTTATTGGAGTTGGATTTACACCAATGCAATTTAAGGGTGCATCTGGAGGTATTGGATCTTTAACCTCTCCAGTTTTTGCAATTGTTGGTGATGATAAAAATTCATTCTCAATAGCAACAACAAGGGCAGATGCAATATCTGGAGCAGCAGTGACATTTGTTAGTGTTGGTGAGGGTAATGCTCATCAATTTAGTATGGCCAAGGCAAATGAAAAATCTTTGTTTATTATCGATGATATAGTTCAATATCCATTAATTAGAAGTGATGTAGAACACACCTTAAAAAATAATTTGAGTGGAGAAGTTGGTTTAACTACTGATATAATTCACTTAAGTGGAATTAGTACAATAGCATCATCTGATTTATTAAAAATAGATAATGAATTTGTCGAAGTGGTTAATGTGGGATTTGCAACAACTGGGGGTGCTCCAGTGGGAACATCTGGAACATTTAACACAGTTCAAGTTAAACGTGCTTTTGTTGGATCTGCTTCAACAACTCATAATGACGGAACCACTGTAACAAGATTTAGAGGATCTTATCATATTAACGGTAAAGATCTACATTTTACTAGACCTCCTAGAGGTGATTTGACTGGTGAAAAAACTATAAATGATTTAAATCCACCTACCTCTGAGTTTTCTGGTAGAGTGTATTTAAGAAATAATTATGAAACCAATCAAATATTTGATGATATTTCAGATAAATTTACAGGTATTAAATCAGATTTTGTATTAAAAGTTGGTGGAGCTAATACTGTAGGATTAGGATCAACTGGTGGAAGTGGTATATTATTGATTAATGGAATATTCCAATCACCTTCAACTGAATTTAATCAAAATAAAAACTTTAAAATTTTAGAAAGTGGCACTGGTGCCTCTGGAGTTACAACAATATTATTCACTGGTATTACTGATGAAAATGGAAATCCTTTCATATCTAATAATATTAATAATAATCAATTACCAAGAGGTGGTGTACCCATAGCAATAGGTAATACTGTCAATGGTTTGGGATATGCTCCTTTAGTAGGTTCAGAAGTTAAACCACTAACAAATGCATCAGGACAAATAACAAGCATAGTCGGAACTCCATATAGTTCTTCTGATATCGGTGTGATCAGTGCGGATTATACAAATACTACAGGTATTATGACAGTCACCACTCTTAATGAACATCCATTTAATGGATCAGGTGATTTTGTTTTACTTAATAATTTGACCTTTAATCCTGCTTTTCCAAGTGGATTTATAAGAAATAATGAATATGAGGTTATTTCTATAGCAGCAACAAATGTATTTACAGTATCAATTGGAAAGAGTTCTACATCAAATTCATATACTTCGGGTGGAAATATATATCCATATTATCCTAATTTAACCTTTGGTTCGGGATATAGTGATGTTGTTTCTATAGGAGTTACCGTCCGAGATCCTGGATATGAACATCGTTTTATAAATGCAAATCCAAATGCAATAACAATTACTTCTGGAGGATCAGGTAATTTAACACCTTCCGATGCATTGTACAATCCTGTAACAGGAGATTTAACTATAACTTCTGTAGATCATGGATTGGAAACTGGTGCTGAAATACAAATTGCAACTGGTAGTATGTTCTTCTCTTGCTCCAAAGATCGTTTCCAAACTATTCATTCATATCCAAGACCAACTGATCCTGTTGCTGGCATAAGCACAGAGGTCACAAAAATAAGTAAAGATATCTTTAGGGTTGATGTTGGTGAGAATGTAGGTAGTGGTGCAGATATATCTGCTGTAGCAGGAGTTGGTGGAACTGCTATATTCACTATTAATTCTGGAGGTTCTGGTTATAAAACTCCTCAGATATTTGTTTCTGAACCATCTTATTCAAATCTATCAATTAAAGGTATCTCTAGATTAGGAATTGGTCCTACAACTGATACTGGAACTGATTTGAGAGTGACAGCAAAAGTTAAAGCTGCCACAGGTATTGGAAGCACCATGTTTGAAATATCTGAATATGAAATAGAAAATTCAGGTTTTGGATTTAAAAAGGGAGATGTTGTAGAAGCAGTTGGATTAGTAACAAGTGGTAAATTAAGTCAATTAGAATCAAGATCTAGATTAACTATTGAAAAAATTTATAATGATAGTTTTGCTTTATGGCAGTTTGGTAAATTTGAATATATTGATTCTATTGAAAATTTACAAGATGGGACACGTTCTAGTTTTCCTTTAAAAATTAATAATCAACTTATAAGTGTTGAAAAAGATGATGACACTATTGATAAAAATGTAAACTTGGAAAATTTCTTTATTGTAACTATAAATGGTATAATACAAGAACCAGTAAAAGCTTACACTATTGTTGGTGGTAGTGTATTAAGTTTTAAAGAACCATTACTTGGTAAAACAATTGATGAAACTGGTGCTAGTCAGGGTGATGATGTTAGTATTTTATTCTACAGGGGAACTGCAGGTGAAGACTCTATTATAAATCTTGCTCAAAAACTAATTATAGAACCAGGTGATGAAGTGCAAATTAAAAAAGGTGAAGAAGTTGTTGAACAGAGTCGTAGAACAGTTTATAATTTAAATACATCACAAACATTAGAAACAAATCCTTATGTAGAATTAGGTATTAGTGAACAGGTAAGCAGACCTTTGAATTTATTGAAACAGAAAGAGGATAAAATAATAAACAAAATTCTTATTTCTAAAAAAAGGTCAAGTATTGAACCTAGAATAACACCTGTTGCCAAAATAATTTCCGATATTACTTCATCATCAACATCTATTTTTGTAGATAGCACAAGATTATTTGAATATGAGGCGACGGCATCAAATGATGATCCTAAACAATCTTTACAAATATTTGATTCAAAATTTAAAGATAC